GTCCCATCTTTAGTTCTTTCAAATAAGGGGGTCGGGTTTCCGACCCCCTTAACTTATTTGGGTTTTATATCTACGTTAGCGCCACTCGGAACCGGAGTAATCTTGGGCTGCTTAGTCGCCGGTTTACCCTGCAGGTTGTTCTCAAGCACAGCGATTTTCCATAGCAATTCACGGTTCTCCGCTACCACTCTCAGCTTGACGTTCTCGCTCTCAAGCAACTCGATATTAGTCTCTGCCGAATTACCCGCGACAAGCAAATAGCTCACGAGCGCTATTAGCCAGATACCAATAATCACACCTGCCAAAATTAACCATTTCCTCATTTTGCTATCCTTTCAAAAAGGTTTACGCGCCTTCGTAACTTACCGACAAATCCATATAGGAAACCAACAGCCAGTCGGTGCCGTTGTAAATCCATACAGTCAAATCTCCGTCAGCGGTTATTATGTCGGTTGACCCGCCTTTTAGACCCGTGGATGTAACGTCGTAGGTAATCGCACCGGCGGACTCTACGAAGATTATCTGCCCTGCATCTATACCGGTTCCGTCAAAATCCGTTATGGTGTCGGTTGTTGCGTGGGTAACGAAATAGGTATGGCCGTGAACGTCCGGCGTGTCGTCTGATTCGCCGAAAGTGTCGAGTTCGCCAACGTCAAACTGCCCTTCGATCTCAAACGAATCGAGACTTTCATCCCACTTTGCATAAGAGCCCGAAGTGGCACCATAGAAAGTAACGTCAACGCCGTGGTCGTCAGCGCCAAAAATCCACTCATCGCCGCTGCAATCCCACTGGACCTGGTAGAGTGTCGTATCACCGTAGAAAATAACATCTGCGCCGTAATTATCGGCAGCACCAAACGTCCAGGTGCTCGTGGCCGCCGTCCAGGTGACATCCTCGCTGGCCTCTAATCCGAAGATAGTAACGTCCGCTGTATGGTCAGCATCGCCGATATTGAAAACACAGTCGTCTGTGGTCTCCGACGGCAGAAACTCAAGGGTCTCCGTCGTTGCGCATTGGACTACCCAATCATCCTGCGTTCCGAGAGTCAGGGTGGCATCGTCATTGAGCTGCACGTGTGCATCGTAAAAAACCAATTCCGCAGTGCCTTCGTCCCACAGCATATAATCGCCGGTGTGAGAACCATACCACCACATATCGAGGTCTTTTGTGCCGTTACCCCATTTCCAGATAGCGGTAGCAGCCGCAGGCACAACGTCAAGGTCTGTTCCATCGTGCTTGAGAACGATATCTCCATCTGCAGTTGTGTCCCCGCCTATACCAAGCTCAGCATTGTCAAGAAGATGCAACGTATCTGAACTGTTGTCCCACTCTACATCGTAGAGGTTTCCGGTAAAGGTCACATCTGTACTACAAGTAAGAGCGCTGGCGATAGTAAGCGCACCAGTGGCCGTTGTCGTACTGCCATCGTGGGCGATGTAAAAGTCATCACCGTCCCCAATGGAGAAAACAGAATCGTCCCTGAACCGCAAAGTATTCGCAGAGGCGTCCCACATCAAGTCGCGGGTTGGGGTATCACCGAACATATTTACATCACAACAGGATGCCGTAGTGCCGAGTGAAAGTATTGAAGTTGCGTTCGTTTGCGGCGTAATCGTCATCAAGTCGCCTGTCGTTCCGGCGTTGAGCACGAAATCGGCGCCATCGCCCATACTAATCGTCTCGTCATCCTCATAAGTGGCGGAGCTTATGTCAGCCAGGTATGAGGGAAAGAAGAGCCGGCCTTCGGAGCTCGACCGCGTCCGGTGTCCGGCATTCCTTGCAATGTTCGTCCCATTGGTGAAAGTGTAGTCGTAACCGTCCGGGCCCCACCAATAAAGCCTGCCTGTACTCTGGGTGAAAGTCGTGTTGTCAGAGATCGTTGTTATCGGCTGGGTGATTGCACTTTGAAGCCCGGAGTCCATATAAATGGTCGCATCCGTGGTCGTATCCGGTAAATAAATGTCTATTGATGAGATGTCAGTAACCGTAGCGCCGGTCTCATCGACAAACTGGACTTCGTGATAACTCAAACCGTGTTCGCGGGCGGAAGCGAAGTTGACCAATGCAACCAGAGCGATTGCACAAAAAATTATCTTTTTCATTGTTTCACCTTTCAAAAATAAGGTTGTCATTCAATTACTTAATCACACTAACACAATCACCTGCCGATTAAGCGTCCACAAGTACTTCGGTGTCCATACAGTAAATTGCCTCGTCCGAACCGGCGGTTTCGGTCCCGTGTGCGTTGAACCTTGTCCTCTTAACACCGTAAATGGCGTCAATTTTGACCTTGGGCTTGTTGGTATCAACCATGTCTTCCCACCATTTCAATCTCTGTGCCCAACCAAAGGCCAACCCTTGAGCGCCTAACAAAAGTGCCCTTGCCACGGTTCTCTCGTTGACAATGATGTCTGTCGTGGCCGTCCTGCCATCATTGAGCAGGAACCCTTCGGCCAGGGTATTACTGCCTGCCCCTGTCCGAATCGGAATCCTGTCATATTCCCAGACAATCATCCCATCGTAGACGAAAGAAGCACCTGAGAATATTGGATTGAGGTTCCCTCGAACCTGGGCGGCGGAGGTCAGTTGTGCCCAACTCCCGGCGCCACTATTAGCATTGCCCGTTTCCGCCTTGACCGCCTTGACCTGGAGTGGGTGCATCAATACAAGGAAGAATTTGCCTACCAGCGGCCCCTGAACGCCTTTCCTGACGTCATCAGGGTTTATCTTGGAGAAGTCCCTGATATTGACAGGCCGAAATCGAGGCACGGCCGCAAGGGCCCTGCGCTTGATAGCGCTCAAAAGATTAAGCCCCATCAAGTTGCTCGCCTGAGTACCGGCCGTCATAAGGGCATCGCCGTCCGTGTTTTGGTTGGGTGCTGTGCCGTAAGAAACCCCGCTATTACCGAGAACACCGGCGGCGGTTTGGCCGCCATAGTAAATCCTGTTGCTTGTGGGGTAAGACTCGTTGATGGTCTCAATGGCGGCGCTGGACGAGTTCTCGTTGTAAAGACCGGCTGCCGACGTAATCAGGTCGTTCTCGAGCGCCTCCGAGAACCAGTCACCCAAATCTTCCTTTCCGTCCGTGCGGATATTCGTGTCCGTTCTCTGCTCACTGATAGCACCGGCGGATACGAAACTGTGCGAACGCTCATGTACCGTAAGCGACATATTACGCCGCTTGAGGGCTTCTTCCTTTCCAGTTGTGTTACCATCATCCCCCTGGCCGGCCCCACTCATCGGGGATTTGCTCTTGAAGATAATGTTTTCGCCCGGTTCCTTCTCAAGCCTGTTCTCCATCTGGATAGCAGAGTTTTTGTCTTTGCCCATCAATGGTGTTAAGGCCATATTTTGCATAGCATAGACAAAAGTTGCCTTCGACCAGATTGTCTGCGTGCGCGGGTCGCCGGATGCAAATGATGTGGCTACAAATCTGACAAACAACGATGAGAAAAACTTTGCTTCCTGCTGATGGCGACGCAGAATATTGGATTTGTCCAAACTGAAATCGTTATTCCTGTTCAGATAATCCTCGAATCCGTCACACCAAATGTTAAATCTGTTCATTGCTCCTGTCCTTTCACGGACAAGCCTACAAATCAAACTGTGCCTCTATTTGAGGGTCGGAACCAAGCAATAGCTCTTCCTGGCTCGGTGTCGGCTCGTCCTTTTCTTTTTTAGGTTTAATTGGTGGTTTAGGCTGAGATTTTTTTTGAGGTTTGAGTCGTTTGCAAAGTTCCTCGGTGCCTGGTTCGGCGGCCTCAAGAATCCGCTCCTTGAGCTTCTTGTAGAGAACCGTCCCACATTTCTTGCCGGCCATAAAGATTTCCTGATGGTCAGTATCTGTGAGCAGGTGTTCCCCGACCTTTCCGAGGGCTTCCACACCTAAACCTTCACCGAGGTTCTCGTCCGTCATCGTAATCATTGCGGCCTCCGAACCACTTTGGTAGTCCTGAGTTGCCTGCTGCCTTACTTGGTTTTGGGTTTGGTCTTTTTCCCACGCCTGCTGAGCCTTGTAGAGCTTGCCGTTAATATCAACGTCATCAACGGAAACTCCCTGCTCTTCGGCAGCCAGCTCTATCGGGGATTTCTCTGGGGGTTTGGTCTGCTGCGCTTCGAGTTGCCCTCTTAAACGTGCGGCCTCCAATTCAGAAGCGCGGAGATTGCGCCTTATCCCGCCAACAACGGAGGCAGGGACCATATCTTCCGGTGGCCTTTCTGGCTTCGGTTCTTCTTCAGGTGGCTTTTCTTCGGGCGGAGTCTCCTCATCCAGCTTTTCTTCGGATGGAGTTTCTTCCAGCTCCTCAGCCGGTGGAGTCTCAACGACTTTTTCCTCAACTACTTGTTCTTTCTCAGTTTCCATAATGTTTCTCCTTTTTCGCCGGCTGAGAAGCCGTATCCCGCGGTTCCGCCGCAGTAAGCGGGGCAGTTTATTAACCGAAAGCTGCCAAAACGTATCCTGCTGATTCCGCAGCAGTTACGGAGCTGATTTCACCCATCACAGCCATAGGTGGCCCACTTTGCCACTGTGTGGTGCAGTTAAATTGTCTCGTTTTCGGGCTACAAAAAACGGCAAGTAGATGAGTAGGCACCTACTTGCCGTCTAATGTTCTTTATGTGACCTTCAGCCCGTCAGCATCCAGTCAAAGCCCGATATTTAGTTTTTATGCCAATTTAGCCCTTTGCCTTAGCCTGCCGAGTCTGAGCATTTGGGGCGGGTCCGGTTGAAAACGACCCTGATTGGCCTGCGCTTCGAGGTTTTTAAGCTCTACCTTTTCCTCGGCGTTCAAAGGGCGTTTCATTTCGCCGTCAGCAACCTTCTTCGCTTTGGCCTCAACTTTAGCCGCCGCCTTATCTTTGGCTTCCTGCTCAGCCTTCAGCTTCTTTTCGTTTTCAGCTATCCTTGCGGCCTCGGATTCGGCCTTGGTCATTGGCTTTGTACTCTTTGCCATTACGGACTCCTTGTTATAATTCTTCGAGAGGGCTTGATTATGCTCCGTTCTCTCTTTTTGGGGTTCTTCATCACAAACGCCTTCGTCTTAGGGTTCCAGGAAATAACAGGGATGTCCTTCTTGGGAAATTTCTCCAATAGTTCAACGGCAATCTGCTGCATCCCCCCCAATTTATGCAACATCAACGCACAAAAAGCAGGGATGTAATCAGCCTTGAACTCTGGTATTTCGCCGTTACCACCACTCATTTTTTGTTCCAATCAATCTTATCATAGTTGGCCCTGTACGTTCTAATGTCCTTAGCCAACTGTTTCGGGTCTTCCGGCTTTCCCCGGAAAGACCGTTTGTACTTGTCCGTAAAACCAACTTCGCATTTCTCTCGCCTGTCCATCTATTTCACCGCCGCCATCTGGGCCATCTGTTTTTCACCTTCTTCGATAATCTCCTCTTTATTATCTACGTCCGTTGCCTCTACCAACAGTCTCCGGCTGATGGGAACCTGCGCATTCTTTAGTAATGTCTCGTTCAGTTCAAACAGTTCCATTGACTTTGCGATTCTGAATGTAGGGGCCATCGGGGACAGTGTAACCTTTGTATTGTACTTGCCCTTTTTGATTTTCTTGATTTCCTCGAATAAAAGCTGCTCGGCTATCGGCCTGGCGGCCTCGTCAATCCGGGTCATTAACTTTTGAAAAACCTCTGATTCCTGCTGATATTGGTTCATCATCACTTGCTGGATTTCCGGGGCGAACTGCTGGAGAAGATTCATATCGGGTGGACTCGGCTGTTCAGGTATCGGATAGCCGGCGGCCTCAAACTGCTGGATTATCATCTGCCGGGCCTGCCCCATCAGCTCGGCGTCAATCAAATCCTCCTCCTCGACAACCGCCCTTATCTCATCTTCGGAGTAAATGCCGACGTTCCTGATAATCTCGACGATGAGATTGCCTTCAATGGACATCGTGTAATCGTGGTTCCTGAAAGAGGACGCTGAGCCGGTAAGCGAGCTGTGCTGCTTCAACGCAATTGCCTTGCCGGACATATTCTTCGTATCGAAGGTCGGGTCTTCGGTGCGGACATTCAAGACCAGTTTTGCGTGCTCAATACCCTGCTCCGTGAACCGTTCAAATCCCACGGGATAAGGATTGGGGTCTATCTTTTCTAAGCCCTGAGCCTTGCTTCTATCAAGTATTACTCCATCCTCTCCTCCGTGCGCCTCAAGAAATTCCTTATATGTCCCCATATATTTATCTGCAATCCACCCCGTATTCGCAAGTTGCTTTATGATGTTCAAAGTCTGGCTGCGGCCGTAATTTATCTCCTCCTGAACGCCGATGGCGTCCTCGGACATCCCCGCCGCATACCCATTATCGAACGAAGGACAATACCGCGTGACGGGAAACAGGTTACAACCGTTGAGCTCATCAACCCTGTCTTCGAGAAGAACACTACCCACCCGAATAGTGTGGTGCATTACCGCCCGAACAACATCCTCATACGAAAAAACATCGGGCCATCGTTCAGCCGCCTTCTTTACTCGGGCTATCTTGTCATCCTGCGTTACCAGAACAGAGTCTATCTCAGATTTTCGGGAATCGTATGAAAGGACGCATCGTTTCGGCTCTTTCCACCAGGTATGCGACTCTTGGTATCTATATTTCTGAAGCGATTCTACATCTTCCCGTGTGCTGGTGCCAAAAATGCTCGTTTTTGTATCTTCACCCCAGAGATAATCAATGACGGCCTTTATGTGCCCCATCGCCCATCCCGTATTCCTGCCGCCTCCGAGGGCCTGTAATTCCTTCTTCTTGGCGGGGTATTCGGCCTCGACCTCCTCCTTAATGACCCAGGGCTCCCAGATGATATACTGACAGCCGACTCCTTTTGTATTGGGGTCGTAAACTTTACAGTTCGGGTCGAAACAAACCTCATGCTCGTTGAGCTTCTCAATCCTCAAGTTGCCGTGCCGGGGGTCTTCGGATTTATCAATGAAAAACCCCATCACTCCAACCCCGCTCGTAAGGCCGGCCTCAAATCTCTGCGTCCGCTCAAATATGACCTGCTCGGAGTCCGTGGCGTGCTTGGCTAAAGCCGACAAGACTTTGGCGACAGTAGCAGAGCCACCCTTGGTATTGCGAACCTTAAAGTCTTTGGGGTTCTGAGTCTCTGTTCCGACAACCTGCTTTATGCTGGGCTTTATGATGGGAAGGGTAAGACAGAATTTGCCCTTGGCCTCATTGGCCCTCTTAGTACTTGGGTCCCATTGGTTACCTATCTTGAAGTCCTCAGCCTTGCGCATACGAGCAAACAGACTTACACTACCTGCAGTAGCGTCCTCTTTGAACTTCTTGACCTTATCGAGAATGTCCTCTTCAGTCAGTTTTTTGGGTTCATCCATTATTTCTTCTTCTTGGGTTTTTGAAAACCACCCGCAATTGTTTTACCGCCTCGTGGGCCAGCCTTAGACATAATCCTCACGTGAGAGTATTTGCCTTCACTTTTAATTGTTCTTATCGCCGTGACTGTCCCTCGGCCTTTTACTTTCCCACCAGGTTTATCCGGTAATTTTCTTTTATGTCTTTTTACTGGCATTTTTCAATCCTTTAACATTGGCTACATTGACATCGGTGACTTTTGCCTCTTGCGGCGCCTGGCCAATTCTGATTTGTTCGGCATAGAAATATAAGGCCAGGCCCACACGGCTATCACATAGGCGTCTGCGTGGTCAGGGCTTCGGCCCAATTTGTCCTTGATGTCCTCTTTTGGCTCGATGATTATTCTACCTTTTTGCCATTTATAGTGTGGTGTGCATAACTGGCCCCGCATAGTATCGTCAAGGCCGTAATTTTCCCCTTCACCGTGCTTGGTCAAGGCGACAAAAC